GGTGCCCCACCAGGGGGCCAAAGCGGGGCTCTCAGTGACGCCATGATGTCCAAAGGTGGTGTGACACGGCCACCTGGTTCGGCATTGCCTACCAGTGATTTGATCGCGGCGCGTGGCAATCAGTTATCTAGTGCCGTGCAAAATCTCGAACAAAATACTGATCTTCAGGTGACGCCAGGGTTGCAACATGGGTTGGCCAATATTGTAGGCCAGCACAGGCTTGCCTATGGCGGCACGTCGCTTGAAAATCCAGATGTTGAGAAGGCACTTACCGATTTCAGTACATTATCGTCTACTGGCCAATTGAGCGGGAAGCAGTATCACGCCCTTAGCGATAGCTGGAAGAACTCAGGCGTGCCCGAATTGCGTAATATGGGCAGTCAGCTTGATAGTGCCATAGATAGTTCCAATAATGGAAGTGCCTATAATGGGGCATGGCAGAAGTGGCGGGGCGATTGGGCTGACTTTCAGGGCTTGAAAGCGGCAAGCGAAGCAGCCGGCGGAAAAGGGACTACGGGGCCGCTCAGCCCTGGCCCGGTGGTGGGTGCCATGATGAAGAATACCCCCGTCAAGCAGTTGGCCGAAGCCGGGCAAGGCATCCTTGGCACACGGCCCCAACCCTATTCCATGTCGTGGTTGCCCCCAGCGGCGGCAACTGCCGGTGCGGCCGGTGGCCTGTATGCACATAATCTTGAAGCTGGGGTCCTTGGTGCTTTGGCCCCTTATTATATCGATACACCATTGAAAATGATCGGTAAGGGCATCAATGCGATTGCAAAGAGCGCCCCGGCCCAAGCCTATGCTCAAAATCAAATGTGGCTGCCATCACCGGCTACCTCACTTGATCCTGCTTCTGCAATCAGACTGTTATCTATGCGTGCCCCCGATGCGGCTCAGGCTGCGCTTAATCAGCCACAACAGGGCCAATAGGCAATCCATGGTGAAGGAAATTATAAAAGTCAGGGCATAGGCAACCAGGGATGCAAAGATTACTATGTCACCTAATGGTTGATGCGGGGCTAATTGTGTTGTGTAAAGGTGGACGAGCCATACGATGACAACGATTTGCAGGAAGTACCAAAGCATAATAAAGCTCCTTTAACGGCAGGAGGTTAAGATACCTCGAAATTCGTCAGGAACGTACACGCTTCCACAGGCACCGTTTACGCCTGGGTCGGTTATTTCTTCTGCTGCCGTCAATTCTGATCTTGCCGATATTGCTACCGCCCTGACCGGCTCCCTTGCCGCTAATGGCAGTACACCCATTATTGGTCCCTTAAAGTTCTTTGCCGGTTCGGCAAGCTTGCCCGGTGTGACGTTTATTGGGGATGCCACTACAGGGCTTTATCTTAGTTCCCCTGGGGTATTGGGCCTCAGTGCAGGGGCGGGCACAGGTGGTGTATTTCTTGACAGCACTCAAGTAGGCACCGGGAAAAGTGGTAATCAACTTTATTATACGAACGGTGCGTTCCTCAACCCGGTAGGAATGGTCACTGATTTTGCCGGCGGCACAGCCCCGGCCGGTTGGTATTTGTGTTTTGGGCAAGCCATATCAAGAACTAATTATCCTGAACTCTTTAATACTATTGGCACTACTTATGGGATTGGTGATGGCAGCACCACATTCAACTTGCCCGATTGCCGGGGTAGAATTTCGGCAGGTGTGGATAATATGGGGGGTACCGCTGCCAACCGTATTACTTCAGCCGGTTCGGGTATAGCCGGTACCACTCTTGGGGCCACAGGCGGCGCTCAAAATCAAATCATTGCTCAGGCAAATCTCCCAAGCGTGAATCTAAGTTCGGCTGGCTTAGCCGCTGCGTCAGTATCGGTTGTATCAGGTGGCATAAATGGTGGCACGGCTTTAGCAACAGCAAGTGCCGGTGCCGGTTCCATTAATGCAAACTTCCAAGCAATTGTTGTCACCACTACGACGACCATCAGCGGCACGGTGCCATTAGGTGGTAGCGGCACAGCGCTTACAACAATGCCCCCCGTGATCATGTTCAACAAGATCATCTTCGCCGGAAGGCCATAGAGGAGGCTGATATCCCTTTCAATCCAAGTTCAGGGGTGTACACTCCACCGAATGGCGCTGAAAATGCTTTCCCCGGCGAAATCATTGCGTCGGCTACATGGAATTCTATTTTTACCGATATTTCAAACGCCCTTACTCAGCTTGGGCAGCAACAAATTGTTTACAATCCACGTATTGTGAATTCGGCCGGTACAATCAATGTTGGTGTCAGTGATCGTCTCATCTACATAGAAGCGGCCGTACCAAATATTTACCTGCCCCCCAGCGCTACCAAGACAAACCCGGTCACAATCATAGGCAATGCTTCGGGCATTTTCAGCACTACAAATGCTACTTTGACGCCCAATGGCAGTGAGAAGATTGATGGACAATCAGCCAACCCGGTGCTAACTCAGGATTATCAGTCAATCACTCTTCTTCCACTTTCAACAGGTGGCTGGCTTGTACAATAAGATTAAACTCTTTCTAATCATATGGCTGTTTGCACTTTTGCCGAGTGCTGCTTTTGCTCAAGCAAATTGCAGCGGGGTGTTTCCGGCAAATACAGTTTGTGGGAGTGTTGCGGGTGGTTTTCCTAAGGCCATCCCCCTTTCAAATTTTACTATCCCTCAGACGATAGCCAAAGTCACGCATCAATGGCTCGATTCGTACACGGCCGGCACCGGCCTTTTCACGCAATCGCAGCCCGGCTTTCCCGATATTGCCGGCCCGTTTTCGATTGCCGGGAATGTATTTACGACAATCTCGGCCAATCAAAACAATTGGACGCCATCCGGCACCGGAACGTATAGCACGGCGAGCACGGTCTATATTAGCGGCGGCGCGGCGGATCGCACCATCACCGGCCTGACAGGCGGACTTGCGGGCCGCATCGTCGTGCTGGTCAATAACGGCACGACCAACAATATTATTCTCGCGAATCTTTCCGGCTCATCGAGCGCAGCAAATCAGTTCTCCCTCGGCCAGAACGTCTATCTGACACCCGGCGCAAGTCAGGCGTTGCAGTACGATAGCACTAATTCGTTGTGGCGAACGAACGGTAGTGCAAGTGCTGGCATCATCGCAGCGGTGACGCCAACGGTCGGCTTTACTGTTGGCGATCTTATTTCCAGCAATTCGTCAAATCAGGCGGCTGATAGCGGCTTGGCTATTGGAACCGCAGGCACCGTTGCGGTCACGTCTCAACTTGCCTCGTTGCCACTGGCCGGTGCGAGCGGTGGGACTGGCATCAATAACGGATCGAGCACGATCACCGTTGCGGCCTCGCTAACGACAACCGGGGCGGGTGCTCCGACACTTGCTTTCCCGGCATCGTCATTCACTTATACGTTCCAGGGATCGTCCGACACAATCCTTGGCCGCGCCACAACCGACACGCTGACGAACAAGACACTTGCGGCTACTTCCGATGTTCTGGGCCAAGTAACGACAACGCTTGGCTCAGATGCTACTGGCGACATTTATTATCGAAGCGGCGGCGCGGTCCTAACTCGCCTCGGTATTGGCAGTACCGGGCAAGTTCTAACTGTGGCAAGTGGTCTGCCTAGCTGGGCCACAGCCGCTTCCGGCACCTTGACGGCCAATAGCACGGCGACAAGCGGTTTCACCGCCGGGCAGTTTGTCTATTCCGATGGATCGCTAGCTCAAGCCTCCGCAGGCATCACGACGCCCGGCACAGGGCAATTGCTGCTCGCGCTCGGCACGATCACGACAAATCTCAAGGCGCTCAATACGACCGCAACATGGAATGCGTCAGGCACAACCTTCGACGCGCCATGGTTCATGAACATAACGAACACGGCCAGCCATACGCTAAGCAAATACGTCGATATTCAATTGGGAGGAACGACGCAGTTCGCACTTGGCATATCGCAATCACTCCCGGCAATGTGGCTAGGCTCTGCAACTCCGAGTTCTACGAATTATGCCTTTGAAGAGGATGGCTCCAACCTTTATGCTAATACACCCGGCGCCTTTCAGGTATTTATGACCAATTCGATTGGCCTGTTGGATGTAGGAACTTTATTTACCTCTATAGGCAATACCGCTGAATTTTGTTGGTCTGGCAGCGCCGATGCGACAGGAGCCTGTGATACGGCGTTCTACAGAAACGCTGCCGGTGTGGTCGAGATCGACAATGGAACGCACGGTACCTTCCGCGAAGCAAAGTTACGCAGTGTCGTGTACGGCGGTTCGGCTCCAACTGGCTCAGGCTCATGTTCAATTACAACTCAAGTGGGTGGCAATACCTCTGGAAAATTCACTGCGAGCGGTGCCTGTGTTGCCGGAACTGTCATCCTCACTTTTGCCTTTACCGCTCCTAACGGATGGGCATGCTTCACAAACGATCAAACAACGCCAACTGATATCATTAGTCAGACCGCGACCACCACTACGACGGCCACACTGAGTGGGACAATGGCTAATAATGACGTAGTGCAGTTCTCATGCGCCGCTTATTAATTTTATTCGTCGCATTTATTGGGCTGAGCCAATTAGCTCATGCCCAGACTATCGGCTGCTGTGGTAACCTTCCCGGCGGCACAACCTATCTCGGTCAGGTCGCCACCCGCTCAATAATAAACGACGCTGGCGCATCTGCAACAGTTATGAGCAGAGCGGCGCATTTTTTCCCGGCCAGCCAGACTAGTTTCCAAATTGTTATGCAGAACTTCAATATCACACTCAACAATAACGAAGGCAGTGCCGATGGCACTATAGGAGTGTTTACGTCCCATTCGGCGCGTGCCAGCATCGAATATCCAGTCGGCACTTGCACGCAGGTAACGTGGGGCGGTCAGTCTACGGTAACTACCTCGAATGCACTCTACCCAATTTCCGATCCGATCAGTGTCAGCATTCCGGCCAATACGAAATTCTTCGAACGCATCTACAGTTTTAGCGCTGCTGGCAATTCAACGTCGGTCAATGTGTTCACGGCCGGGGCAACGGGAGCGGGCGGCACAAATACTGCAATTGGTGATCAATTTGATGCTGGGGTCGGTACGCCAGACCAAACAACATCATGCGATGCGATTACAGGCAATCACGGACAAGGAAGTTTGGGCATCCTAACGTCGGCGGCAATCGTCGCAAACACTACCGCGCCATCGGCCTGTCTGATCGGCGATAGCATTCAACAAGGTTTTCTTGCCGGGCAAAATACCGTAGGCGACATGGGCGTGATGGCTATGACCATCGGGCCAAAGTACGGCTATATTATGATGGGCATAGGAGGCACTCAGGCTGGTCAATATGTCAACTTCAACTTGGTGAATGGCCGTTATGTCTCGAACAGCACCGTGCGGCAGTCACTCTACAAATATTGCTCGCACATGGGCGACAACTACGGAACTAACGATATCATAAATGGGCAGAGCGCAACGAATCTAGAATCGTATGAACTACAAATTTGGTATGGTCAGCAGGCCAGTTCATTAGGTGGCGTGCCAATCAGCGGCACAATTGGTTTCAACGGACCTATATTTCACACGACCCTCACGCCGCAAGTAACAGCAACGCAGGTGGCGACCCCAGGCGGTCAGTCCGTTCTCTCGACCGAAGCGCAACGCGTTGCTTTTAATACATGGCTTCGCCAGTCCTCCAATGGACCGAACGGAAGTTACTTCGATATCGAGGCACAGTTAAGTACCTTGTCGTCAGGAAATATCGTTTGGAAAGACGGCGCGACATTTTCAGCACAATGTTGCAGCACGACGCCTTATTGGGTAGCTTTGACGGGAAGCAGTCCATTCGGTGCAATTCATCCAACCTTGGCGGCGGATGAGTATTTGGCTACAACGGGCATAATCGCGCTATCCAGAATCGCGCGATGAAAGGAAGCTACATGCGCTTTATCTTCGCTCTTTTTGTTGCTCTGATTGTTACGTCGGCATTGGCTCAGCAGCCACTAACGCCGAGCCAGATGGCGATTCAAATCGACGCGGCGGTCAATGGTATGGCGCAGGCCATCGAGCAACGCGACGCGGCCATTGTGCAGTTGCAAGCCAAGGTCAAAGAGCTTGAGGACAAGTACGAAAAGAAGCCGGAACAGAAGAAATGACCGGCATCCCGGATCTCATTGTTCTGAACGAGTCGCGCTGGCAGAAATGCCAGATAACACCTAGCCGTGAGCTAGAGGTTGAGCGCGTGGCCGCCGCTCTCGTGGCTCCGAAGGCCAAAGCGCTCTACCAACAGATTGAAACGACAACCAGCGTTCCGTGGTGGGTTATTGCCGTCATCCACGAACGCGAAGCGTCTCAAAACTTCGCGTGCAGCCTTGCGCAAGGTGATCCTTGGAATCAGATATCGACGCATCAGCCTAGAGGCATCGGGCCGTTCCAAAGTTTCATTGATGCTGCTGTTTTCTCTCTGACGCGGTGTGCTCCCTACGCAGCAAAATGGAAAGACTGGACGGCTGGTGGCACGCTGACGCTCTTGGTGCTATACAACGGCACTGGTTACGAGCAGTATCATAACGAAGCATCTCCTTACGATTGGGGGGCAACAAACATTGAGCAGGAAGGCAAGTACATTGCAGACCGCCAATGGTCAGCTACCGTATGGGACCAGCAAATTGGCTGTGCGGCGATGCTAAAATCCATGATGACGCTCGATCCCTCGATTAAATTTGCAGAGGCGGCATGACAGTTCACGTTACGATTTCCTTCGGATTGGGTGGCTCTGTCGTTGATGATTCCGCGAGCGGCGGATATGGTGAGAACTATCTAATAAAGCGCCTACGCGCGGTGCCGAACACCGATGTAATGAGCAGCCCTTATGTCTGGAGTGCCGGTCAATCTCGCTTTGACGACATCATGCGCTTTCCCAAGACCGACAAGATAGCGATGGTGGGTGACAGTCTCGGTGATAACGCGCTCGGCAGCGATCTTCATAACCTTGAGGGCAAGCGAGCTGTTGATTTTATCGGCGGTTTCCAGGGTAGCGTATGGGGCCAACATACGTCGGTTTCAAGCAACTGCCGACGCGCGCTTCTAGTGTTCAATCCGGTGTGGTGGCAGACGGCAGGCTTGGGAGATTACCCGTTGCCGCTCGATTCACCGCCTACGGTTGCCGATGGTGAAAGCCTCTATGACGGTAAATGGCGGCTCGGTAACAATGGCAATACATGGGTCCGCTACGTTCAGATTGAAGCACCTCACCCGGACGATTGGGGCTTGGCGCAAGACATCATTTTCTCGGAAATCAAACAATTGGCAGGAGCGTGATTATGGAAATGCCGACGCAAGGCCAAATCAATACGGCCATACGCTATACTGGGCAGTCCGCCGCTACAATCGGCGCTATGGTTGTCGCTGCTGGCGCATTTCCTGCGGCTAATGTTCATGCCCTCGTTGATGCCGCACAAAAGGTTCTCACTGATCTACAGCAATTGGTCGGCGACAGTTATGTGCTTGCCGGTCTTGCCTTCCCGGTTGTTATGTTTGTGATTGGCAAACTGGGCTGGAACTCGGCCCGTCCCGAAAATCAAAAACAATCCATCATCGCGGCGCAGCCGAATACAGTCATCGTCGAGACACCTTCGGCTGCTACAGCGGTTACTGCCGCGAATGCTATCGTTGCAGCCGTGCCAAACGTCAGCAAAGTGATTACGTCTCAAATCACTGCGGATGCGTCAGGACCGAAAGTGAAGTCATCATGAACATTTTCGATATTGCGGGGATTGCATCGAAAATCCCTTTCGAGCTTGTTCAAAAGCTTGAAGCGGACATCCCAAAAATCCAGAGACTTCAAGTTCTGCTCCAACAAGCAGAACCACACATCAATGCGTTGATACCGATTGAGAAAGAGGCGCAAGGTATCTATGATACACTCAGCCCCGACATCATGAACCTCTTAGGAGCATTAAAATGAGCTTTCTGTCCGATACCGAGGCCCGACTGGGAATTATCGAAACCGATGTGGTCCAGTTTTTCTCTGTCACGCTTCCCAAAATTGAAACGGCGGTTGAGGCTGATATTACAGCCGCCGCAAGTTGGCTAGTCAATAAGGCTCTGCCATGGATGAGTGCCCATGGGCAGGAAATATCTACCGACGTGCTTGGACTCGTCGGCGTTGTGGCATCTCTTGGTATCGGTGTCCCGGCCCCCGTCATGGCCGCTGCGGCTGCGCTGAATGAAGGAACAACTCTCGTTAACGCCGCTATCGCCGCCGCGCAGCAAGCAGCCGCTGGAAATAAAAGTGCAGTACAGCAGGCGGTCGCTGCCGGCACTGCGGCCTATCAGGGGCTCAAGACTGCGCAGATAGCGACTTCGCAGGCACAATCGAGTGCGGTGGCCCCGAGCGCCACCGGAGTGCCGGTCGCGGCCACATCTTGACGGCAGGCTATCCCGATGGAGCAGAATACCGGGTCCGTCCCCGTACCTGATCCGACAAAGCTGACGACGGATGCGGTTGCTCTTGCAAAGACCGAACTGAAAGAGATTTTCGACGTAAAGCTAAACGGCTTTCGGGAATTGGTTATTGAAAAATTTGCTGGTCGCGATACGGCGCTTGCTGCTGCGCTCAAGGCGGCTCAAGAGTTGGTGAAACAGCAGAACGATAGCAATACGCTTGCAAATGACAAAATGGAAGCGTCGTTCGCAAAGCAGATTGAAAACCTCGATACCAAGATAACCGATCTAAAGGATACGGTATCGGAGTTGTCCGGGCGCAATTGGGGAACTGTAGGGGCCTATATTGTTGGTGCGCTCGGCACGGCCATGCTCATTGCGTCGGTTCTAATCCATCGGGGTTGACCTGGCCCATGACAGTTTTGTAAAATGCCCTTGGCAAACTAGCACAGGGGTTAATACCATGCGAATAGTTGCTATCATTGCGCTCGCCGCGCTGCTCACTTCATGTGGCCATCAAATGCCGACCGGCCTGAATATCGGCTAGGAGAGCGAGCGGAAACCCAAAACATGAGACTTTTATCAACGACGCTCACTGCGGCGGTACTTTTGCTTGTCCCGGTTTGTGCGATGGCTGGCACCGTCATTGCTTCAACCTACGCTCCAGGAGACGGCATTGTTCCGCGCAACGATTACCAGACCAGTAGTGGCCGACGTTATGACCCGGAAGCCATGACTTGTGCTCATCACAATCTGCCGTTTGGATCGAAACTGTACTTGCGCCATGGCAACAATGCCGCTGAAATCACAATCACGGATCGTGGCCCATGGTTGAAGGGCCGAGAATTGGATTGCTCGATAGCAGTCGGTAAGGCGCTTCATTTAGGTGGCCTTGGCAGCGTTCACGTCGAGCCATTTCCGCCCCTCCCCCGCTCCAGACCAAAGGAAGCCCCACAATGAGACTTCTATGGATTGCCATCACGATCTTCGCGGTGATGCTACTTGGCACGGCAATATCGTATGCGCAAGGATGGGAATATTTCCGACTGCATGTCCATCCTACCGGCCAGTGTGGTGGCACTCGCGAGGTCGGGGCTAGTTTCTACAACACCGGAAAATGGACCGCGAGCGGGGAGCGCTTCGATCATTCCGCACTTACCGCCGCGTCCCGCACCCCCGGCGGTTGGGCTATCGGCGAGCACGTCACAGTTCGCAATCCCCGTACTGGCTACGCCATAACCGTAAGGATAAATGACCATGGACCATTTGGTGCTGCGTGGAGCGCGGGTGTCCGTCTTGACTTAAGCCCAGCGGCATTTCGAGCATTGGGGATGAGCCAATCAACGTGGGTATGTGCACAATAGGAGGAAGTCTTGAATTATTTTATTTCGGCTGCCCTTGCATTGTTTCTAGTAACGCCGGCTTTTGCTTCCCGGCACCCGATTGAGGCACAGACGGTGTGTATTGATGTGGCGGCTACCCCCTCATACGCCATAGATACCCCAGTAAAGGCAATCTGGCATGCCCGTAGGCATAGGGAAGCCCGTCACGAAGCCCCAAGGCGCGCTAGGCCAGAAATCTACTATACCGCGCCGTCGCTTATCCAAGCCCCTGTAGACGCTGCTATGGTAGCCTTGGGAGCCATTCTGGGCATTCCTGAGGGCTGGGAGGACGGCTTATCAGCTCCACTCCCCAAGGTCATACAGGGACGCCCTAAGCGCCTGGAAGGCCCTTTGACTATTGGCGATAGCACCTATGAGTTTGCCAGCGGGGGCCATGGCTGGTCGATCCCACTCGGCACGGTCAAGATCACACCGGAAGCAGTAGGCTCATGGGGAAGCCGCCATGGGGCGATAGGGCTGAACAACGATTCAATCTACGATCCGCAGCTTGGCCGTGACCGTGAGGGCATCGAGCTTCACCCGGCTTCGCACATGGCGAGCGCCGGCTGTGTTGTAATCGACCGTAGCCGATGGGCTGAGTTCAAACGCCAAGTTTTGGCGATGATTGAGGAAGCTGGGCAAGCGTTCCTGCACATTGGGCCGAACGGGGCCGCGATCACGCCAACGCGAGTTTCACCATTGCCGCCGGTCATTTACATCGCAACGAAAGAGCGTGAAGAGCCGCGTCAGCGTATCCACTATGCACATCGTCACCACGTTCGTTTGGCCGGCGCGTGATCTGGACTTGGATTTACGTTGGTGTGCCAATTGTTATTGTTGCTGCACTATTGCTGGCGTGGCAAGCGGAAATAATAGAACCGAGCCCATGTTCATGGTTTACTTATCCACCAGATTAAAGCAATTATTTATCGCCTAGTAAATCAAAACCCGCTTGCCTGATATTAGCCGGGGTACTTTCGGCTTTGCAATACAATTTAAGAATATCACGCGGGGATTTTTTGTGGGGGTATTCTTCTGGCTTGATATGTTTAAGCTCGGTTGGCTCATTCAATTTTAGTTCTACCCCAAAGACCTCAAGACCAAGATCGCGGCAGGCAGCAAGGATACGATTTTTATTGGCTTGCCATCCCGTAGCATCCTCACGGGGCGTTTCGATAATCAGCTTGACTTGATCACCACGTCGTAACTCACAATTATTGACTATATCTTTTGCATCGTGCACACTCAGGGTCAGCTTGCGTGGGCAATCAAAGTGTAGATCGGTTTCTTGGTTGTTTTTGATCAATAGCACCCGTGGCGTGAAGCAGTCACCAAACCTTACGTGATAAGGTGCCCCTACGTAGGCCACAGGGCCGCACTGCTGAGGTACATGCACGTCCCCTGCATACACCCTAGCTGGTTTCAAAGCCTCAATGGGTGAGGCTTGTAAGCCCGTTAAACGTGCCCCGGTTTCAGCTACGGCCCCATCGAACGTATTATGAGCTAGAAACATGTTGGGTTTATGTGGCATCTCCTTGCAAGCACTATCAAAAATAGCTTGGCTGGCACAGTGAGGCATGAAAACTGTATCCAGCTTTTTGTTGTAGGTTGGCTGGATGATAAAACGAAGCCCTTCAATACAATTCAGGAATTTGAAGAATGGGCTATTGGGCGAAGTGCCATCATGATTGCCCCTGAGAATATAAATAGGGGGCTCTAAGCCGGTCAATTCATCAATTATCTTATTTACTAAGGTTGAGGAGTGACGGTCTTTGTTCTCCGTCATATCACCTAAGAAAAAAGTAGCATCGATGTTATACTTTTCTTGTTGCTTTATTATCCATTTGAAAAGGCCAAACCTGTAAGCGTCACGAGGGCGGTCAGACAGATGCAGATCGGTTGAAATCAGAAAATTCATCCTAACTCACAATTTGCTTCGGCGTAGGCGAGCAAACATACCGCATCGGCTTCGTGTTCGTTATTGTTTGTGTACCCAAATTTACGTGATGCTTCAATCATCCCATCCTTGGGGGCTTTGCCATGCCCAGTGGCAAACTTTTTGATGGTTGGGGTTGCCACGTCAAGAACTGCAATGTTTGCGTTGGTGGCGCAAGCTTCAATAATACCGGCTATTCCCCACAGTGATCGTGTTGCATCGCGGCCACGGGCAAATGGTGTTTCGTAGACTGCCACGTCAAATTGATGCTTATGAAAGATGGAAGGTAAGAGCTTTGCCAATTCACCTAATCTGTGTGATCTGATCCCCTGAAGTTCTATCGTTTTGGCAATAATGCCTTTTTTGTCCCGCCACGCCCAAGCGAAGTTTTTGCCAAGATCGAATGCAATTATCTTCATTGGTATTTAGCTCTCTTGGGCAGGAAACTGGTCTCAATTTCACGCCAAGCTTGCTTGACGGCTGCTGATACGGTTTCACGTTCTTTATTGTACTCAGCCACATCCATTTCATCAATGCCTTTAAGGTAATCCTTGACTTGAGTGGGGTTGATTCCTGCATCTTTCAAACGCCCAATTTCCTTGAGCCATTCAACACTGGCCCCCAGGTCTTCAACTCCGTATCCAAAAATAAATTGGAAGTCACAGTCACGAAATGGCAGGCTCACTTTATTCTTTTTGCATTTGGCTTTGATGGTTACGCCATACGGCCGCTTGACCTTGCTGATCTCTCGCCTGAGAGTTTCAATATGAGCCAGCCAAAGAATCTGGGAGGCATAAAAATCCAAAGCACGGCCACCGGAGCGCTTATGCTTCTCACCAAACATGGCCCCAATGTTATCCCGTACTTGCGAAATAACAAGGAGAAGTACCCTGCTTTGTTCAATGCGGTGTGCTGTCTTCCTGAAGAATATGCTCAGCAGCTTAGCCTTGGCAGCGCCAAAAGTTCCCTTCTCAATATCACGTTCCATTTCAGCGTCATCTGAAAGGGCATCAAGACTGTCAACCACATAAATACCGGGTGTCTCGGTTTTCAGCCGGGCTTCCAAGAATGCATCGAAGTCATGGGAAAATTGTTCAACCGTAATCAGCGGTTCGTCTTTGTCTCCAAAATCAACTTTGTCAAGATCAAGCCCCATGGCTTTGGCGTAGCCCTGGTCAAAGGCAGCCTCGGTGTCACGGTAGGCCGCTACACCGTTAGGGTAGATTTGACTGAAGTTGATAAGGGCTTCAGTGGCCAATGCGGTTTTTGCCGTCGACTTATCCCCGACAATGTTAACTATTCTGCCAAGTGGGAAGCCGCCACCAAGTACACAATCCAATAATGTACATCCGCTTGAAACGAAACTGTAGTCTGTTTTATCTTCAACAAAATAGGCATTTTTGGATTCGGTTAATTTTGCACGCTCTCGTTTAGACATTTACACCCTCTCAAAATAGGAACCGTCTGAACTTTTCACGATGGGCAGCGTTGCCGTATAGGGGTAATCTGTCAAGTTGTGTTCTACTACGAATATACGTTTTTTTGAATCTATGGCCCGTTGATGTAGAGTTTCGGCCAGATCAAGCATTCCTTCTTGGCTTAGATGCCGTGACGGTTCGTCGAAGAACTCAATAGTGCTTCGCAACCCCGCGTTTTCCATAATCAGGTTGGCTAGGCCCAAGTCACCTGCCAGCCGTAACCGTTGGGTTTCACCGCCCGACCATGCCTCAAACTTGACTGGCTTTTCATTGCCTGAGGCTTGTATGGCTACCGTAAACCCTTTGGTAATGCCACCTGATTTGTTCTCACGTTCCACGTCCAATTCTACACGCCACGTCAGCAAGCCCAGACTGGCAAGATTGTTATTGATCTCAAGTTCCAATTGTCTGAGGGTTTCTTCAATAACAAACAAGCGTATCTTCTTAAAACCACCTATCCAATAATTGACGGTTAGATTATCCTTGGCTAGTTGATCTATCTCTTCGGTGGTTTGTTTAATGGCCTTTTTTAGTAGGGCTTTTTGTGCTTGTTTTTCTTCAATCAAGATACTATATGGATTGGGTTTTTTCTGTTCATTAGCAATGTTGGTGCGGAGCTGCCTCAAGTCAGCTTCACACCGTTCTGATTTAGATGACAGCTTGTTCCTCTCAATCCTAAAATCCTCTAAATTCTGTTCTATGGTTTCTAAATCTTTCTGGTTTGATTTGATGGCAGTGACGATGTTATCCTTATTGGTAGATGCCCCCTCAAAAGCTTCAATACAGTCTTCTAGTTCTTTTGAAATTGACTGATATTGTTTTTTGTACTTTTGTTTTTCTGTTGTTAGGTGAACAGCATCTACTTCCTGCAAACAGGTAGGGCATTCAGCGCCGACACCTTCAAGGCGCTTACTGGTAGCGGTTACAGCACTTAACCTGTTTTCTATGACTGATTTTTGAGTTCGTATTTCTGAGTGGTTGGCCTCAAACTTATCCTTCTCATTCAGTAACGTATCTATTTTGGCAATGAGTTTGTCTCGTCTTTTTTCAAGCCCATCAATTGCTAATTTGGTTTCGTTTAGGACCTTCCCCTGAACTTTTATAGAAGTTTGTATTTCTGTTATTTGCCCAGTCATGGAAGCCATCAAGCTACGTTGATCCTCAGAGAACTTAATTTCCTTTTCAGCTAACTGCCTTAGGTCATCTGTAATTGTTTCAAGCTGACCATTTTGCCGCGCAGCATTCTTTTCAACGGCTGATTTTTCAATAAGTATTTCTTCGGCCAATTCAGAGGCTCTTTTGCTCTTTTCAAGCCAGAAATCAAGTTCCATTATTTGTGAAAATAGGGTCAGTTTGTCACTGGGTGTCAGATCAAAGAATGCTTGCCCAAACTGTGGGGCCATCACGGCATAGGTGAAAGCTTCAGGCCCAATACGTAGGGCTACTTGTAACTCAGTCTGATCCACTGGTTGCCCGTTCAGCATGAGGCTGTTGGGGCTTTGAGTACGGGTGACGGTAAGGTGCTGGCCCCCAATAAGTTGCTGTACGGTCACGGCACAGCCTTTGGCACCCCAATTGATCACGTCAGTAGCTTTTAGACCGCGTGTGGTACGCCCGTAATTGCACCAATAAATGGCTTCTAAAAGAGTTGATTTGCCAACACCGTTAGGACCAAGTTCGGGGTTGTCAAGATTAACGCCGGTTATGGCATACAGCCCCGGTTCGGTTGGAAATTCGAAACTGTGTTTTCCCCTGAACGACCTGAAATCTTCCAGTTCAATTTTGATGATGTCAAACACTTACACTTACCCCCATCGTGGGGCACGCCGTACCGCTTCCTGGTAATTGGCTTTGCAGGTGGCCAAGAAATCACTTTCACCCATCCCAACATCAACCGCTGTGACGGCCGCCAGATGGGTGAAGGTTACAATAGATATACGTGAGAACTTTTCTTGGCCTATTTCTTTGTTCAGGTCACGGTGAGTGGCCCAAACCCCCCATCCTTCTTTTAGTAAAGCCTGATGAATTGAAAATAGCTCAGCAGGAATTACTTCTGACGTGTTTTCGGTCATATATAGCCTGCAAAAAGCATTGATGGCTTTTATAACCCAACCGTTGAATGAGCCACCACTGCCGCTCGAATTTCTCATAAGGTATAGCGTCATTCATAATGGCACTGAGCGGGCGGTTATCAACCCTAACAGGGTCTATGCCGCCGCGCTTCAGCATTTCAGCCCTGCGGTCAGTCGTCATCCTCATCGGTGCTTTTAGAACGGCGTGCAGCTAACCGTTCACGGATACTTTGGCGTGGCTTTTCGTCTTGTTCTTCATCTTCATCTCTGGCAGGCTTTGCCTTTTTGCGCGGTTTTTCATCCGCCTCGTCCGGCTCATCCTCGTCCTTCAGTTGAGTACGGGCACGACGTGGTTTTTCATCCGGTTCATCTTCATCGTCATCTTTGGTGGCCCGACGTTTTGGTTTCTCTTCAGAGTCATCATCCTCATCGGCAACAGGACGGCGCTTTGGTTTTGTACCTTCGTCATCTTCATCACGCAATTTTTTGCGTGGCTTTTCGTCATTGTCATCTTTGGTACGAACCTGCCCGTCAAAGGCCGAGGCAATCTGATCGGCACTGTAGAATTGCAGGCAGTCAGGCACCGGGTTTTCCTTCACAAATTCAAGCCATTCATCCTGAGTGCCTTGATCTTCATGAAGCGGCGATTCATCAAGAAGCTTCATGCGAGACGCCGGGTATTTGGTGCCAAGCCCTGAGCCTTCCTTGTAAAACCGAAGATCATGTCCATTATCAGGATCATCAGGATAGATGACCTCCTTGGTGTCTTCATCAAGGCAGAGGTTGATAAAATCCTTGTCAACACTGAAAGGAATATCCCACAGTTGTGGGCCTTCATCCTCTTCATTACGATCAATGACCCAAACCAGTACCCGCTGGCGCGGTGATAATGCCTTGGCGGTTTCGTCATCCCCTTCGCGTTGAGCCTGCTTGCGGGCTTCGGCCAACGGATCGGCTTCGTCGTTCATTTTTGAAAGAGAAAGGTACGATTGGTTATCTGCACCAATGCCGTAATTCACCCAAATATCGTAACCGTAATGCTTGGGCTTTTCCCATGTTGCTGGCAGGATGCGCACCAAGTTTTTTCCGTCGCGCACCTTGTAGCGCTTGAATTCGGGCTTTACAAAGCTGTCATAGCCACCGCCCCGCATATTGGCGCGGGCTTTTACGTCCTCCTTGGAACGGTGTTCGTAATGAAACGATCTTTTACTCTCACTTTTCGCCACTGTTGGCTCCTTTGAGTTTGTCAACTAGCCGATTAACGAAACCGTCCTTTGCTTTAAAGTAGGACCCAATAATTGCTTTGCATGTGAGCCAAAGGATCAATGCTATGACAGCAATCGGTAAAATGTACTGCCACAAGGCATCACTCACGTTTGCTCCGTGCAGTTGCAATGCGTTCCCTGCCCATTCTATACGTCGCATGGTTAGTTTGCCCAGAGCCACGGGCCGATGATTCTTCAAAATAGTTGGCTGTATAGAGAGAGCAAAGATCTCGAAGCATGTAGGCCCTGGATTGGAAAGCTTCTTTCAGTGCCAAAAACAAGTCAGCCTGTTCTTTGGCGTCAAAGAACTTCTTGATCGCTGCTTCATGCTTTTTGTCGGTTTGTACGGCATTTTTGACCATGGCTTCGGTATACTTTTCACCCGCTTTGTCAAAAACACGACGCATGTCACTATCGAGTCTAGCGTCTGTACTGGCAAGCTGCTCCTTGAGCATGTCACGTTCAGCAGTGGCTTGAGCAAACGCTTCGCTGATTTTGAAAAATAGCATAGGCTGTTCCATGAGTTCTTGATCGAGCCCATGTTTGTCTATTTTCAGATAATTCTTGAATTCTTCAATGTCAACGGTCATGCTTTATCCAGGTTGAGTGCCATGCCTATCGAGTGCAGGAGTGGCGCAAGTTTATCTATTGGTTGATAGGGGGCAGAAAAACATTCCAGTAGCCCAAGAAGCGGAATAGCCTTATCGTTGCTTTTGGTATTTGTCAAAACGGCACTTAGATAATTTACAATTATTATCCTGATGCTTTCAGTATCGGTTCCCTCAAGTGCCTTTACATATTTCATGGCTTCGGCCCAGGTACGGCCACGTTGCCCAAGCAAGAATTTGCACAGGTCACTTACTTCTTTAGACTGCCCGGCGCTACGCATAACAATACGCGCCTCACCGGCTGTTTCGGCATAGGAACAGGCCTCCAAAAATACTAAAGCCTGACGTGGTGAGCCTGAAGCTTCCTCAACAATGGCTTCCAATATTGCATCTGGTGTTTCAAGTTTCTCAGCCTCAGCTACGCGCAGTAATAGCTCAAGCAGGTCTTCCTCAGAAACAGGTTTCAGATCGTAGCGTAGGCATCGGGTCAGTATTGTTTTCGGTATTTTGCCCGGATTAGTAGAACAGATCATCCAGTAAACGTGAGTGGGTGGTTCCTCGACTGGCTTAAGGAGGACGTCCCATGCCGCGCCTGACAAACGATGTGCTTCGTCCAAAATGACAGCTTTGATTGGTGAAGTGCCAATAGCCCGGTACAACGTGTGTTTGATTACTTCGCGCATGGCATCTACGCCGGTAGTATCGGCGGCAGCTATTTCTTCTATATTGGCTGCCGTAGCTTCGTTTTTGGCGAAGGAATTTGCTAATATTCTAGCAAGAGTGGTCTTTCCGGTCCCTGATGGCCCCGTGAACAAGAAAGTTTTGGCACGGCTGTCTTTGACTACGCGCTTGAGGCCCTTGACCACATGATCTTGGCCTACCACTTCGTCGAAGATAGTTGGCCTATACTTTGTATGAAGACTGGTCATTTAGATATATCTTTGTTATCTCTATAAGTGAGCTAAGATGGGTGGGGGCCGTCTGTACATTTATTATTTCTTAATGTCTTTGTGAGACCAAAACTTTCCAATTTCTTCCATGCCAAACCAGTGCTTTCCTATAGAACAAGTAACTGATAACGGTACATTAATGAAGTCATAGTTTGGAGTTAGCATAATTCTATATATATCTTTAATGGCTTTTTCAATAATTCTATCGTTGTTTTGTACCTGAAATGAGAGATCATCATGAATGTTCAAAATTGGATGTAAGTACCATTTTTTCTCAACCGTCGCTAACTCTGAAAGATCATTCATTGAACGACAAACTATATCGCATGCCACGCTTTGAATTGGATCGTTAATTGCCTGATTGCGGGTCATAGGGTAGTGACGCCTACGTCCGGTAGGACTTTCAGCATAACCATCTTCATAATATTTCTTCATCAATTTATCTTGCCATTCAGCAAGGCCATAGAACGTTTTCCAAAATTCACGCATCAAAACATCAATTTCCTCAACTGGCATATCAAGGTAGCCAGCAATAGATGAATTCTGTGCCCCAAATATTGCCGGAAAGACTAATTTGTTCTTTATCTTTGACCTAAACTTCTTCATTACGTCTTTATCTTGGATGCACTTCTTGCCCCCTATAATGGCCGGGTACTGGTGGGCTGTTTTGATTGCCCATTCCATATGAATATCGTAATCCTCCCACAGTGCTTTTACCAACACTTTGTCCTGGGAACACATCGCGGCTGTGCAGGCTTCCAATTGGCCGTAGTCAAAGGCCAGCAAAAGATGCCCATCCTTAGCAGCTATTTGATTGCGCACCCACGCATCAGTGCGTTGAGGATAATTCTGCATATTTGGATCATCGGAACTTGTGCGTCCGGTTTCTGCAAAAGTTGTATTGAAATTACAATGAATTGCTCCATCCGGGTAAATCATTTCTCCTTTGCCAAGTTCTAGGCAATCTACATAGGTGCTTTTCAGTTTGGTGCGGTTGCGGAGGTCAATAATTTTTCCAGCTAGGGGGTGGTCAATCTGCGCAAGAACACCTTTATCAACTGAGTATCGTATTTCAGGCCCTTTATCGAAACGCTTTTTGCTATCGGATGATTTGTTGAAATTATGTGCTTCGTGACGTTCCTGTTTGATCTGAACTTCGGGCCTTTTCAGGTAATCCTTGAAAATTGTGATAGCATGATCGTTTGAGAGTGGATTGAACTCTTTGTGATCCTGTACAAAGGCTTTCACCACTTTCAATTCGGCAATATTGGCCTCTAATACTTTGATCTGAGGGCCAAGCTTCTTTTGGGCTTTCTTAACCTCGGCCTGATCCACATTAACGCCGAGGTATTGCATCATGGCTACTGAGGTTTGGCGTGGGCGTGCCTCAAGGTAGGCTTTATAGAGGCCAAACTTCTTCAGCAGTCTGATCTGCCAATGATGTAACCGCAGCGTTATTTTGGTATCGACGCCATTATAGAGTAACGTTTCGCCAAGATCAGATTTGGACATATCCTTCTTATTTAGCTTGAACAGCGATTTGTAGGTGAAGCCAAAATGTTGTTTGCAGAGGAAATCTAATGCCTGATAGGCGGCGCGGCGGTCGTTTTCATCTGAACTTCGTGACTTGCCACGACGCTCATCGAGAAAATGAGCCTGCATCTGCGTGCAGTGCCACGCATGGTGATTGATTATGTGTTTGCCAAAATACCAGATAAACCATTCGAGTTCGAATGGGACATTGTGAGCTATCTTTACAGTGTCATCCTTTAGAATGCTTTCAAGCAATATTCGTATTTTCTCTTTAATGTGCGCGGGCCATTTAGAATGTGGATGATCCAAGGCAAATGCAAAATTGGTATCCTCAAAACTGAGGGCACAGGTCATGATGGCTGCGTCGGTTTTGTACGGGCGTAGCCCTTTGGTTTCTATATCTACCGCTTTGAGGGGTGCCTTACGGGCTTCATATAAAAGATCAATAATAGCTTGATGGTGGCTTTGTTTGGAACCGTCAAAACATTGTATTCCTGATCTAATCTCTGCCTCAGTATCAATGTGGGGCAATTCAAGATCGGCCACCAGTTCAAATGCTTTTCTGATGTCCATCCTGAAACAATGGCCCATCATTGAATTGAGTGGCTTCCTTTTGTTCTTGGCTATTCTCAGAATAAATGATGGATGATAAGTAGGGAGGAACCAGCAATGATGTTCACCAAATTTAACGGCAAAGAGCCTGCCACGCATTCCCTGCAAATCAGATGAACCAAGGATAGCCTGTAACGGTACCGCGCCTAATCCCACAATCAGCTTGGGCTTTGCCTGTTCTATGTATTTCGTACGTCTTGGGCGGCAACATTCAATTTCTTGCCATTGTGGTGTTCTATTGCCCGGCGGTCGGCAGTTTATTATATTATCAAACGAACATTCATCTTGCCAATCCTCAGGAATACATTCGCGCAATAATGAACCTGACGGCCCGGTAAGAGGCCTGCCTGTGTTCTCATCTTCATCACGCCCCGGTGCTTCCGCAAGGAAATAGATTTGCCCCCCTTTGCTTAGGGTTGGTTCCATCAACGGCGTGACTATGCCAGAAGCTTTATTGAGGGGACAGCCAGCACAGCCTAGACGTGCCCATACGGCAGGATTCCGCCTTATTGTGGTAGGTAGGGTGCCCGCTAAAAAACCCTTACCAGTGACCGCCTCCGTGGCTTTGGCACGGGGGGTACTTTTGGTAAAAAAGAATGACATCTTCAAGCCACCGGGCTTGAAGCTTCATTCACTACTCGAATTACATGAGGGTCCCTATTAAGCAGGGCTATCGAAATTTTATTGAAGGCATAAAGGCCAATCTTATGATCGTCGGTGCCAAAAGCTGTGGCTATTCTTTTGAACGATAGATGTGTTTCTTTTCTGGCAATGTAACAGGCAATATGACGTGCAAGGCTGATCTCATAGACCCGGCATGATGTATCGCGGGTTGAGCCTTGAGGGACACGGGCGGCTGCTTCTACGGCAGCTATGATTTGATCTATTGAGCGCATCCTGCTGCATTAGCTTGAGTAAAGGCTTCAGGTGACGTGCCGAATGGCACGTTACTCAATGCCACTAATTTGGTGTGGTTGACTTCATCTATACGCCAGCCCCTACCCCAAATTGTTTCTATATAGATATCATAGCGTTTAATGATTGGCCGAAGTTTACAGATAAAAACATCAATAATTTTTGGATCAGGCCATTCATCTTCGTGGCCAATACGGGCAGCGTAAATATTTCGCCATAAGAATTCTTTGGTCAAAACCATTTTTGGGTGCTTAAGAAAAACGCTTAAAACCAATGCATATGTTGGGGGAAGCCGCAGGGGCCAAGATTCAGCAACTCGTTGTAATTCTTTCACCATCTCAGAAATATGAAATTCCAATTCTGCAACGCGGGTCCGTAATCGCTCTATTTCACTATCCATTTTATTCACCCATATTGCTCACAACCATGAACAGGGTAGTGCCCTGTCTATATACCGTGCAGCGTTCAAGAATGGCCATTTCGTCACAAAGCCCAATAGCCCGTTGCACCATGGCGGCCGAAGCATTGGCGCTAATATCCTCATGTTTAGGGTAAGGCATCACATCTCTGACAATGCCCATGTGGGTTTCGGTTATTAGACGAAGCTTCTCACTTGTTATCTCAAATACGGTTTTGGCACTGTCAGGATCAGCAATCACGCGGGCGCGTGATAGGGCATGATCCAACCCTTTTGGCAACGGCAGGAAGCTAACCTCACCTTTGACGGTTTTGGTGATCAATTGTTCGTAATCTACTGGGGCATCAACTTCAATCAAACGGCCGTAGATTTGATAACCGTTATCTAGTTCTGCGTGGGTCCATTCAGAATTAATATTCAGTTGCCCGGCATCGATCTTGGATTCCTTGCAAATACGAACCAAGGCTTCGCAGAACATATTGGGCATCAAATAAGATAAATTTTCTACGGCTTTGGTATTTGTAAGATGACGAGTGAGTGCGTCCCCATCACAGGAATACAAAGCTACCTTTTTAGAATAGGATCCAAGGCTAACGCCAAGCAATTTTGGTTGAGCCATATCACGCGATGAAGTCAATAGGCAGGCTTCCAAGCCCTTCAATAAGTTTTCGTCTATAGTCAGTGTGATAGTCCACTTGTTGGCTGGCTTTTTGAAGAGGAAATCTTCCTTAGGAAAGTAAGGCAATTTGAAACGGCTCTTGCCGGTTTTTATGACAATATCGTGTTTGTCCTCGATTGAAAACTCAACTTCTTCACTGTGGCTGTTTTTCAGTAGCCCAAGCAAGGTGGTGCCATTGACCGCAAAAGCATCATTAATCTCACAGGGGGCAATAACCCCGAGTGTATCGTTATAGCAATTGACAGTTTTTGTATCAAAGCAGAAACACTGAAATAGAGGGACCAAATTATGATCGGCCAAGGCATAGCTGACCAGTTCCAGCTTTGCTGTTAATTCAGCTCTATTCATCTGCTTCAACCTTTTTGTTTTCTGGTTGTCTGAAGACAAGTAAATGTTCATGTATCGGGACGAGTTTTTTCCCACGCCATGCGTTAGTGGATCTGATCGTGGCACTCCCAGTGTTTTTAACCAAGATCACATCTTGCCAAAACACAAATCCAACTTCTTGGAAATTCTCAACAGTGTGTGCTCTGAAATCTACTAATTCACCTTTTTTATCTCTGAAATTTCCAACAACAATACAAACAAAAGCCCCAGGCTTCATCACCTTGGCGTGAGCTAATGCACAAGAGTACATCCCAAAATTGAACTGCCCATAGGTAGCCAAATTACTGAGATCATTCTCAAGATCACTGTAAACTTCGAGATCGTAATAAGGCGGGCATGTTAGTGCAACATCGAAAGGACCAATATCATCGGCAAGATACCGGCCATCTGCAAGGATATAGTTGCACTCGGTAAGGCCCAATTGCTTCAATGTGTTCTTATTTTCATCAATTTGTGACTGGCGTATCTCAAACCCAGTATACCGATAGCCCATAATGGTTGAAACTAACGCCCGTGGTGGGCCACCGGCAAAGGCATCAAGTATATGCCCACCCGGTTCGCCGCCGTATCGAAGTAAAATCCATTCTACCAATGGGGCAGCGAATACGCTGTGCGTGCCGGTATACACACTCTCATGATCGGCTCGCATCGTTTCAGCACGTTCGCCAGTGTGGCCAGTTTCCCCAGTCAGCCTGCGCCAGTCACGTACACTTCGCTTAATGATTTCATCAACACGCCACACGCTGGTTGTAGTGGCAAACCATGCTTTGCCGGGGCTGGGGCGTGTGTAGGCTTGCTGCGGGGTAAGCAATAGCGGGCGGCTACGGTAAAGCGTCCTGGTACCACTTTTGGTACGGTAGAGCATCAGTTGGTTTTTTCTGGCGGAGCATTATTCTGAGCGTGTTGTTCCATGACGTTTTTAAGCCCAGTCATGAACGGTTCAATAATAGGGGCTGGGATGAACACCGCGATTCGATGAGTTGGTGGCTCATCCTGAATGAGCGATGTTTCGCCAAATGTTAGCCGTAACCCAAGATTAGTTAAGCTGAATTGGATGTCATTGGAATAAACGGCTTCTATTTCCAATATTCGTTTGGCAAGCTCCTTTGGATTCCGGTTCATTTCTTACCCTTTTTAGTCCCTATATCTTCAGCATGAGTTAGCTTGAAAACCCCACCCGGCAACCGTTCTACGCGGTGGCCTTTTTCTTCAAGTGTTTTAAGGATGTTGTAGAATCTGCCACCAAGCTTCTCTTTGATACCGGCGGATGTGATGCCTTCTTCATAGAGTAAGATAGCTTCGTGGGTTTTAGTTCCTACAATGATCCCATAGCGGTTGCGTTCTCCCGTCAAGTTGTCATAACGGGTTTCAGATACTTTTTGTTTCTTGCCTGAAGGCTTGAGTTTAGAAGGCTTGGCTATGACTTCTTGGGCATCCTTCTTTTTAGGAGTTTTTGATCGTGCTGTTTTAGTCTCAGCCCCTTCTTCCTCAATCTCACTTCCAGCTTCTTCAGCAGCTTTGTAATCGTCAAATTCTGGTATCTCAGCTTTGCCATTTAATGCTTTGATTGCAGAAGAAACCCAATTTGCTGCATCATCGGTCAGCTCGTCAAATTGATCGTCGGTGAGTTTATTGGCAGCCCGTGCTAAGCCACCCAAATGATCTTGGCGCGCTGAATAGCCCCCTGGGGGTGTCCTGAACTTAGTGGCTTCGATCAATTCGTTTTCTATATCATTCGGCATTCGGGATGCTCCTTAGTTGAGTAGCAGATCGATAAGTGCTGCTTTGAAATCAAAAGTGTTCTCAAGACCAAGAATACGTCTCAACTTCATATTCAAGTTCTCACGGGGTTTTCTGGGGTTAATAGGTGCCCCCAAAGAGGCTGGATCATCGGTTACTAACGCCAATGCCAAACGCAGTTCTTGCGGTGCTTCGTTAAGCAAGAGCATGGTCAGCCCGGCATTGGTAGTCTCACCGATATGACTAATACAAAAGTCCGATATATCAACTCCAACGTCGACATGACATTCTTTTTTTCGTTGGAGGTAAATTGATTTGTCATGGATGAAATTACTCAGTGATGTTTTGAACAAGGCCATGAAATGGGCCGGTTCAACTACTCTGGGGTAACGCGCTGCCAGCTTTAGAAAAAGAACGTAGGCTTCTTGTAGAAGGTCCTCAAATTCGTAAATTTTATCGCAGCGCCATTGTTGTTTTTTGATAAAGGAAGTTGCCCAATTTTTGATTGCCCCTTCCCACTCTGGCTCCCACACTGTTGCTATGCGCTCATGCCGCATGTCACCCCACCCTTAAATTCGAGTAGTCCCAAGAATGCTACAATGCAGTCAGGTCAGGATACAATAAGAAAAATTAAGTTTTAAGGAATTGCTCTACCTGAGGGGGGCAGAGTTCACCGGGATCTTTAACCCCGGTAGGTAGGCTTCCAATAGTTACATTTTTTACAGAGAGTGAATCGTGTAATGAAAGAGCCGCTTCAAATGCTTCTGCATCAAATAGAATTACAACCTTCTCAAAACTGGACAGAATAGTATGTAAGATGGCTATCTGACTAATTGTAGGGTTGACACCAAAAAGACAAGTGGCTTGTGACCCAAATTTTTTGCCGTAGAAATCTATTTTCAGAGCATCAAATGGCCCTTCGGTTATGTAAAGAGTTTTGCCCCCATCAGTTAAATGGTCTTCATTGAAGATAGTATGCTTAATTGCTTCTGAAGAGCTTAAGTAGCGCGGGGCTTTGGTGGTGGGCTGAATGGCACGCCCAGTCCACCCGATTAGTGATTGTTTCTGGTACAGCGGTAGTATTATCCTATCTTTCCAACGGCCGGTTTGGCAGCACAAAAGTTTGTATTCGGTAATTAATGCAAGAACATCATCAAAGCCCCGCTGCAATAGGTAGTGCCAAAAGCGGCCTGTAAGGCCCGCTGGCTTGATTTGCCTAAATGCACTAGGTAGCCCCCCTACTAAAGCATTGGGCCGCTGTGGTGGCTTAGCCGTGGCTTGTAGCATTGCCATGGCATCATCAAAAGCACCTGCGTCGGGGGCACTATATTGCTGCACAATGTTTTGTGCATGACTGAAAGAGCACCCCAATAGAGCAGCTATCAAACGAGTGGGCTTGTAACCGGCATGTTTAGTGTTTCTCCAACATCCAAAAGCATCTTTGCTTAATGAAATTGATAAATGTTCAGATGGGTCGTCATCACCACACCACGGGCATCTAATGGATATTTCTCCTTTCCTTGTATTTGGCCCGGCAGTTATATAATCGATATTGTGTGTTGTTAGGAAAGAAGGCCAATCCATTGTTTACTACTCATCTATCACGAAACTGGTGCTGAACATGGTTTAACGGGCGGCACCAAAGATTCTTTGTTTGGGTCACCAAGCGTCAAAATCATAATATCATCAGTGCCCGCTTCTCGTTGGGTACGGAACATAAACCAGTTCTCTCCTGATACATAACCGACGACCTTGAAGGGCTGGCAGGCTGGAATGAATATCTTGATGGCCTCTCCAAACGGAGCAGGCGCACTTGTCTGTCCATTATATTCGACGGCCCATTCACCGGGCCAAGGCCATGACGGCGGATTGAATGGTGTTTCCATTGCTGGATCGCGGAGACAAGCGAAGCCCAATAGCACACAGGCAAGTTTCATTTTGAATCTACTTGTTGTCCAGGAGCGCGCTCAATATCTTTGCCAGAAAACCGTTCAAGAAAAAAATGATGAATATGGTCTTGCATCCGCACGACCTGTCCCTTGTCAGCAAAACCGGAAAGGCTAATGAGCAACACAAACTCATCATCCTCTCCAGCATAAGAGGTACTATCGATTGTTATTTTTGTTGTCATAAATACCTCCAAACTCATCACTTACATGCGTGAAATTGTGGCGAGAATGGCGAGGCCGCTTAAACCAATCCACATCCAGATCGGCCATGTTTCGATTACAAATCTCATCATTTGGAGTCCGCTTTCTGCTCACAACCGAGCGCCGAATTGATTACCTGGATCGTGTCCGAGAAGTCATCATCATCGCCGGCCACGCGCTCAAGGTCATCGAGCGCCATTTGCAGCGCCCCACCATCCCGATCAAGCATGTGCGCCGCCTCCTGAAACGGAGCACCATCTTGGCTCGGAAAGCCGGAAGCCGTTGGGCGTCCATGGGTGCACCCACGCAGCCATTCAATAAGTTGAGCTCTGTTCATGACGTTCTCCATGGTGGTACAGCGAGCCACAGGACGGCACAGGGCGCGAAGATTGCGAAGGCTGCTATGACTGACAGGATGCAGCCGATCGCGGCTATGGCGTCCCATGCCAGTCTAGCGCGCCAGATGACTTCGGCTCTCAGCATGACCCACATCCCCGGCAGATCGCCATCACAACGGCCACGATCATGAAGATCAGCCATGCGCCGCCAATCAAACTAGCTAAAGTGTCAGCCATTCTGTCCTCGGTTTGTCATCGTCACCGCGCTTGATCTTTAACGACTGCATCAAAGACAGGAGCGCCCTGGTCGTCATTGTGCATTATCATCCAGGGCCCGAGAAAATCATCAATAGTGAACGCGCCATCAAATAGCGGAGTGTTTCCAGGCAATTGAGCCATCGTGTTCTTGATCTTGTTCTCATAGTAGAGCGCAAACGGCATTAGACTGTTCAGCAACTCCCCGCGTTCGATTTCAGCCAT